TCAACAACAGCATCGCGGCGTTCTCTGCTGCTTCCACTGGCGACACCTACGCTATCGTTGGTGACTTCGGTGAGGGCGCGATCGCGAACTTCCCGAACGGCGAAGGCATCGACATCAAGTATGACAACCTGTCTCTTGCTGAGAAGGACCTCGTCAAGATCGTCGGCCGTGAGTTCGTTGCCATGGGCGTTGTAGCTCCGAAGGCTTTCGTTAAGATCGCAAAGTGATCTGAGAGCCAGCACAAGCATGAAGGGGGTTTTGTGCTATGAGTAAAATATTGATTTGCGTGCCTTGTATGGACATGGTCGCGAGTGGGTTCGCCCAGTCGCTGGCCATGCTCCAGAAGGGCGGACACGAGTGCGCGATCTGCTTCGAATGCGGTTCGCTCGTTTACGATGCAAGAAACAAACTTGCCAAGCGTGCCATAGAGATGGGCGCTGATTATACCATGTGGTTCGATTCAGATATGATCTTCGAGCCGGACACGATGATAAGGCTGTTTGCACATAAGGACGAGGCTGACATCGTTTCCGGCATCTATTTTCGGAGATCTCCGCCGTATTCTCCTGTCGTGTTTGCCAAGTGCAACATCCGGGAGAGAAGCTGGGCCGACTACGGAGGCGTTCCGACAGAACCTGTCGAGGTCGAAGGTGTTGGCTTCGGATGCGTGCTCGTTTCAACTGAGGTACTGCTCGCGGTAGCGAACAGAGACATGACATGGTTCGAACCCATCAAGGGCTTCGGTGAGGATCTTTCCTTCTGCTGGCGTGCGCGTCAGTGTGGGTACAAGATCCTGCTGGATCCAACGGTGCGGTGCGGTCATGTAGGTCACATCATAGTCACAGAACAATTCTTTAATGCTTATGGAGGTACGAAAAATGAAAGTAAAAGTTAAGGCTCCTTTTTTTGATGATCGAGGTGTTCACAAGGTCGGCGAGATCGTGGAAGTGACGGACTTCAATCCTGTGTACCACGAGCCGGTGGCTGAAGAAAAGAAGGCCAAGGTCGAAACGGCTATTGCCAAGGAGCCGAAGAAAACAACAAGAAAGAAGGCATAACTGTATGGCTGTTGACGCTACATTCCTGGCTAAAGTAAAGACCGCGATCCGCGTGTCCTTCAATAACCTCGACTCACAGATCTCTGATCTGATCGAAGAGGCAATACTGGACTTAACGGCAACGGCCGACATTAAGTCCTTCACAACTTCCAATGCTGATGCACTCCAGACCGGAGCCGTGATCTCCTATGTGTCGTGGAAATGGTTCAACGATGACAAGTTCAAAGTTGCCTATGACGACATGAAGGCGAAGATGGCAATCTCCGGACAGTACAGGAGCGTGATGCTCGATGAAGAATAACGTGTACCCCATCGACCTGATCGAGATCGTGACCGATAAGGACGAGATCAACCAGATCGTTGAAAAGACCAGAACAACCTGTACGGTGTTCGCCGAGATCAGCTCCGTCTCACAGACGGAGTTTTTTAGTGGCGGCCGTATCGGTTTACAGCCTTCCATTAAGGCGGTGATCTACGACTTCGAGTACACGGACGAACCGATCGTGAAGTGGAACGGCAAGCTGTACAGCGTGTACCGGACCTACTACATCAACGGCGCAGACCGTGTAGAACTCTATCTCGAAGAGAGAGGAGGGACCAAGGATGAACCAAGTTGAAATGATTTCACTTCTGAACAGCCTTGAAGATCTTCCCTCTTTCTACGATCACGCCAAGGTCGGGACACAGCTGCCGTTTCTGGTCATCCACTGTGATCAGCCGGATAACTTCGCGGCCGATAACATGGTCTATTGCGAAAAATGGACTTTCCGCATCGACCTGTACACTGTCGAGAAGAGCCTCGAGCTCGAGCAGGAGATCAAGGATCTTCTGAACGAGAACGGGATCCCGTGGGTGAAGAGTGAACAGTATCTGACCGATCAGAACTGCTGGGAGGTCGAGTTCGACTTCGAGGTACTCGGGAACGGTGATTCTGATGGCTAAAACACATCACAGAAAAGGTAACGAACAGGTTGTTATCGCACTGGGACAGCGCGCAGATGGTTCCATCGACGCGGCTGTCAGGACGATACAGGAACAGCTTGCGGCGTTCGGTGTCCAGATCGATGACTCTATGCAGGAGATCTTCGACGAAGTCGGTGCTGAGGCTGTAAAAAAGCTGAGATCGACATCTCCGATCAACAGCAGGTCGCATCAAAAGGGCAGATACGCCAAGGGCTGGCGCTATGAGCGCGGGAAGAAGGTCCGCGGCGTGACGATGAGTTACGTCAGGAACAAGACTGATCCGCAGCTGACACACCTGCTCGAGTTCGGACATCCTATCGTCAAGAACGGCAAGGTCGTAGGAAACGCAGAAGCGAAACCACACATCGCTCCAGTCGCGGACTGGGTAGCAGAGGAAGCAAACAAAAGAATACAGAAATCAATAGGAGGAAACTAAAAATGGCGAACAATAAAGTAAAGTTCGGACTCTCTCGAGTCCATTACGCCATGTTGACAGAGACGGAGTCGGATGGAGTCGTGACTTCTTCGTACGGTACTTTGAAGCCGCTGGCCGGTGCCGTTAGTCTCAGCCTCTCGTCAACCGGTGCGAAGTCGGTGTTCAGAGCAGATAACTCTGATTACTTCGTATCGTACGGTGAAGGCGGTTTCGACGGTTCTCTCGAAGTGGCTCGTGTGAACGAGGACTTCCTGAAGGATGTACTGGGACTCGTAGAAGATGACAACAACATCCTCGTAGAGTCGTCCAGCTCGTTCAAGCAGACCAAGTACTTCGCTATGGTATTTGAGTTCGACGGTGACCAGAAGGCGACCAAGCACTGCCTGTATAAGGTATCTGCTGCACGCCCGGACATCGCTTCTCAGACAACCGGTGAAGGCGGTTCCACTGATCCGCAGACCGAGACACTCAATCTGACAGTCGTTCCTAGAGCTGACGCGGATAAGTACATTCACCTTCAGACTCAGGACAGCACAGACGCGGCTGTCATCGCTGCCTGGTACACGGCTATCCCGGTACCGACATTCACACCGTAAGGTTGAAAGATAAGGTTTTAAGTGGGAGGTCCGCGAGGGCCTCCCTTTTCTTTATGGGAGGTAAATATGGAAAAGACGATTGTTTTGGGTGAGAAACAGATCAAGCTGAAGAGCTCAGCGGCGACCAACATCCTGTACAAGAGGGTGTTCCACGAGGACATCCTTCTGAAGCTGGGTGAATACAGCCACAACATCAAGGAGATGGAGCGGCTTCAGACAAAAGTAGAGGCACTTCGGGCAGACAAGGAGAAACCGAAGGAGCAGGTCCTGTCAGAGATGACAGAGATCCTTAACTCTGATGCGTTTACACAGTCCAGTAAGTTCCAGGACGAAACACTTCCGAGGCTTGCGTTCATCATGTACGTCGAGGCGAACGTGCCGGTGGACAAGCTCATGACCAAGCTGACAGAGGAACAATATCTCTTCTGGCTGATGACCATCGACAGAGACGAACTGCTCGGTGTTGTCGGGCAGGTCATGGATATATGGCAAGCAGGAGCACAGACGCACAGTAAACCAAAAAACTGAAGCGGCCGATAGATCGTGAGTTCAACTCGGCCCTGTATTTCCTCCGGTGCAAGCAGATGGGGCTAACGCTCCACGAGCTCCTGGGACTGAACTATGGGGACGTGGTCGACATGATGATCGAATCGGCCAACGACCGCGAAAAATACGACTACAAGGCAACACAGCACGACTTTGATACTGTGTTCCACTGAAATAGGAGGCAGACATGGCCAACAAGATAATGGGCATCACCATTGATATTGAAGGTAAGACCTCGGGACTAACCAAGTCCTTGCAGGAAGCGAACACTTCGATAGGTAAGACCACTGCTGCCCTCAAAGATGTAAACAAAGCGCTCGAGATGGATCCGACGAACGTCGACCTTCTTGCACAGAAGGAAGCGCTCCTAACGAAACAGATCGAGCAGACGAACGACAAGCTGACCGTCATGCGCCAGGTCGCAAACGATGCAAACGAAGCACTGGCCCGGGGCGACATCTCACAGGAACAGTATGCTTCTCTGACGGCTGAGCTGGTCAAGACAGAGAGCTCACTGAGCTCACTGAACGAACAGGCCAACGAGAACGCAGACGCGATGAACGATGCCGGAGACGGAGCCGAAGCCGCTGCGGATGATATGGGCGAGGTCGCTACCGAGTCCGAGAACGCAGGGAAGGCGATGGACGCGCTGAAGGTCACTGCCGAGGTTGTCGGTGGTGCTATGGCCGCCGCTTTTGCCGCTGCCGTAGCC